TAGGTAATGATGGGTCTGTTGGGATTGATAAAGTTGTTACCCCTGAAACACTATATTGTTCCCCCACTAAAACTCTGTAATCCACAATATGGGGTTGTACTTCGTAGGTTGGATTTGTATTAAATGCGTTTGAAAAACTAAACGCATAGTTGTTGGCTATAAAACCTGTGGGTATTGTCTGTGTAGAATATGTTGAACCTGATATTACTTGGGGGTATTCACTTCTTACATTACCCACGATGTAGGACTGAAGTATGGTTTCAATATTAACTATACCTCTACCACTTGTATTAGGTTGAACTTTTAATCTCGCAATTTTTTGAGCAGTAGATTGAAATGGGTTTACCCATACATCAAACACATATCTAAAATCGGTTTGTCCTGTTAAGGTTGAAGATGCGTTGTAAATATGATACGCATTGGATGGTGTTAATCCTAAAGGTTGTTGGTTAATCGTTATGCTCATACTATATCTTTTATCACTCTGTTTGTAATTATTTTTTGTAGTATTTCAAAATACTGGTCTCCAAATGTTTCTTCCATTTCTGGTATAATTTCTTCTAAAGCATTTGAATAGAAATATGATGGGGCTACTCCGTATTTCCAAATACTTCTTCTTACCCCAAATGCGGCTCCTAAAGCCTCCTTACCCTGTATACCTAATTTATCACTAAACCATTGAACTAAAGCACTAATAAATGGACTTGTTCCCCCACCACTAATGTATCCACTTGAGGGGTATTTTTTGGATGGAGCAACACCATCGTTAACATATCTCCAATAGTTGTTCATATAAAGTTCAATTCCCCATCCATCTTTTTCATTTCCTACCACGACAAATTCTATACTATCCCTTAACCCACCTGTAGCATTTTTGTTACCTGTATATTTGGGTTGGTTTGGTTTATTAAAACCAAATCCTGGTGCGAACGGGTAGTCCTTCCTGTCTAATTCAAACCTTAATTGGTCGGTGAAACGCTCACCCCAAGCCTCCAATAATTCTTTGAAAGTTTGTTCAGGCATTAAGTCCAGGGATTATTATATGGTGCTATACAGCGGTTTAATGGTTCATCCACAATAACATTAAGTTGTAAATTCCAACCTGCTAATATGTCATCAAAAGCCTCACTAAAAGGGATTAATGTGGCGGGTAATTGAATATCATATTTGGTTTCAAAATTTCCTTGTGCGGCTGTAACGGAATACTTGAACTGAGCCAATACATCACTCAAAATCTGTGCGGTATCACTCATTACATCTACTTCATTGTCGTAGTTTTTAGCATTCAATATATCACATACAATGACATTAAGGGAATAGTTCACATAGTTTTCATATCGGGTAATCGTACCAGGTATCACATATAGTAATGGATACAGGGGGGCTGCCCAAGTGGTATTGTCAGTTTTATTTTGGTCTTGTGTAAGGTAGATTAGTTGTTTAATATCCCCCGTTCCAAATGAGTTAATTTGTAGGTGGTTTCTTTCAATTTCCTTAAGGTCGTCTATGATATGTTTTAGATTATAGTAATGAGCCATTTCTTATCTTCTTAATTTCTCTTTGTTTTTGTTTATCAAGGTCAATGGTGTATGTCAGGTAGTTAAGTGCGACTGTGAGCGGGAGTTGTGAAACCTCCGTAAAGCGGAGGATGTTCTCTTTAGATAATATGTAAAGAGCCGAATACCAACCCCAATGACTGCTGAAATTTTCTTGTGGACTGTTAGTTTCATCCATCTCTTTACCTTCCCCGAAAATGAGTGGGTATTTTTTTCCAATAAAACCTCTAAAGTCAAAAAAAAACGCATAGCCCCATTGAGATATTTCACTGGTAAAAACTTGAATAATTCTGCTCGTGGTTCAACCTTACTTCCATCATAAGGTTCAATCTTACCATCACTTCCTACTTCCCTATACAGAAACGCCATCAAGGTGTGTAATTCACTCATCCTTCTTGCGGGGGGTTGTTGTAGGTAACTATCCAAATCTATAAATTCTCCAAAAGTGATGTTTTTTAAGTCAATAAATCTATACTTCACACCTTCAAACTCAAACTCGTTGTAAAAATCGTTGGTTTGTTTCAATAAATAATCGGTTAGATATTCCCCCGCTTCCTGTATTGAAGACCAAGATGCTTTCAAAATATTCTCCCTGTCCAAACCTGTCATTAATGAAATTACCAATATCAGGTATTCCTGTTCACTATCATATAGGTCTTTCAACAGGTTCAATTTGTTCCATAAATTAATGGTTGGTTCACTTATTTTGTAATCCTTTCCGTTGTACTCAATTAGGATGCTTTCCATACTTAAAAATATTGTTTTTGTTTGATGTTAATTTATTAATAGACATAATATGTCCCTTTTGTTTTTCTTTTCTTTAATGTGTGATACGCAAGTGCTAAACTCATTACCGTATCATCGTGAGCACCTTCAAGTGCTCCATACTTTATCTTCCTTGTCTTAAGGGAATATTCATAACTAAAAGTCCCCAATTCCTGATATAATGGGGGATAAATATCTTTGGTTGGTAGTTGAATTAATCCCTCGTTGATAGCGTAAATAAGGTCTTCAATAATTTCCTGTTTACTTGAGTTTGTGGTTACAAATGCTTCTGCTTTATTAACCTTCTTTTTCAGTTCTTCATACAGAACATCCCCAATGCTATTAACCTCACATACCACCTGTGCGTCATACTCTTGTAGTTTGGTTGTTAGATGACCCATTATTTCTTGCCAAGGTTTTTGTCTTTCCCTCCAAGCGTAGACAACCTGTCCAGTGTCGTCAAAAATGGTAAGAGCGGTGTAGTCATTTTGTCTACCAAAATCCACACCCGCATAATATTTCTTTCCCTTAATCGGGGGGGTGAAGTAAGTTAACACACAATACTTTTCAAGTTGTTTGAATACCTCACCACCACTATCAATAAATTCCCCCATTATTTCCTGTCTAAAAATTTCTTCAGGTAAGGTACTCTGTGCTTCTTTCAATTCTTCAGCACTGATAAATGGTGTATCAAAACTTGTCCCTTTTATCCACAGGTATTGGTCTTGGTCTGGGTCTTGTCCCCTTAAGGCTAATGTGTATAAATAATTTTTACCTCTTGGTGTGGATATGAATAATACTTTTTTACCCCTCACCAAAATGGTTGGTTTCAATACCAAATTCCATACCTGGTCTTTGATGAACGCAGCCTCATCCACGATTAAATAATCCAATGTGAAACCTCTCATTGTATCCGCTCTTTCTGCTGACTTGAAGTGTATTGTTGAACCATTGATGAACTTAATAATTAGGTTGGTTTTGTTGTATTCTAATGTCAATCCACTTTCACCTATAGCCTTCAGTAAGTCAGTAAAAACTTTTCTTGCTTGTGAATACACAGGGGATACCCACATCAATATTTGGTTGGGGGTAGTCAATGCCCATTTCAACAATAGGTTCTGTGCCAACATAGTTTTACCATATTGTCTACCACTTGTTAATACCACATATTTGTGCTCAGGTTTTTCAATTTCCTTGATAACCATACGCTGATGTTTGTGGGGGGTAAAACCTTTGACTATCATATCCTTTTTTCTAATTTCCATTTGTATCCCCCACGACTTTCAAACTTTGTTCTGTTGTAGGTTCTCATTATATCTCCACTTTCCACACCAGTCGCTTTGGATGCTTCATCCCTGTTTTTCCAACAACCCACAAAGTTGTCTTCCAAATCGTAAGCACAAACCAACCAGGTTTCTAACTCTTCACCTGCTAATCTTTTCTTACTAAACTCCGCATACTTTTCGTTAAGTTCAAACCCTATGTAGTTTCTGTCATTACAACCTAATCCAGTCGTTCCTATTCCACTAAAAACATCAAGGATGGTATCACCTACATCTGTCAATAAATTAATGAAATAGGTGGGTAAATCTTTGTGGTATGGAGCGGGGTGTCTAATCGTGTTGTCCCTCGCAAGTCCTGCTGTGGGGAAGCGAAATACATTATCAGGTCTAATACCATTTGTAAGTTGACTACCATAATCTATTGTTTTTTCTTTGACCCGTTCTCCATCTTTGATAGTGCCGTGGTTTTTTACCGTCCATTGATATTTGGCTCTATCACTCGTGGCTTTAGCAGGTTCTTTTAATGCTCTATCCATATAAAACTTTAATTCCTTTTGGTTCTTCACAAAATGGAATATAAACTCTGTATTATTTCTAAACCTTTTTGTTCCCCCATTTGGTATTCCGTTCATCTTGTGCCAAATGTAAGTGTCGTAAAATTTCAGGGGGGTTTCCTGTTGTGAGCGGTATATCAGTTCGTAGATAAATGTGTTTCTTAACCCATTAGAACAGTTGTCGTTGATGTTCAATATGAAACTACCACTTGGTTTAAGAACCCTGTATATTTCGTTGAATAGGGGTAATAACCAGTCACAATATTCCTTTGGTTTTTTGATGGATATGTTCTTTCCATAATTTACAATATCCGCATAGGGGGGACTTGTGATAACCAAATCCACACTATCGTCTGGTAAGTCCTTTATCAGTTCAAAACTATCACCCGTCAATATTTGTATCATCTTCCCCAAACTTAAATTCTATGATGGTGTTAGCGTTCAATTCCACCTTATCAGGTTCGTTCAATCCCTGTAGTTTACTAATGTCCTGAAGTATCAACCTCGCAGTATTGTAATCCTCTTTACCGATAGCCGCATTGTACAACCCCCAATATCTGTCAAGGTGTTTTGTGACAAGTTTATCCTTTTCAAGTTTGAACCTTTCTTTAATATCCTCCCAAATACTTTGGTAATATTGTGAGCACTGGTTGGTACTCATCTTATGCGTTTTTCTACAATATTCCGCATACATCTTCCAATTCCAATGTCCATCAAGTATTAACCTAATGTCATCTGCTTTGAGTTTTTCCAAGTCAAGTTGTGTTTTTTTCATATCCCCTTTTCTGCTTTATATCTTTCTGTCAGTGCTGTTCTTATGTTAACAAAACACTTACCACAACCAGGTCTTCTATCCTGTTTGAATACCCTGTTGTATAGGTTGTAAAACCACTCAATTTCTTCTCTTGAATAGGTTCTTTTATTTCCCTCTGTATACGCTCTTTCTAACTCACTTATAGTGTAGTTGGGTAAGGTTTTTAGGGACACTTCTTTTTCTTCATTACAGGTCTCGCAAGGTGTAGTTTCCATCCAAATATTCTAATAATAATAATCGTTTTATAGTAGGGTTGTTATCCACAACAATATCAGGTCTTTTAATACCCTTTGATATTTTGGATATGTGGGGCCTACTAACCCCAAATAATTTTCCTATGTTTTCGTGGGTCATACAACCCGTATTACATAACAACTTTATTACCCTTACTTCATCATCAGTCAACTTTTGTTTCATACCAGGTTTTCTGTAGTTTCTTTTTTATCTTGTTAATATATCTTCCAACGGAATTTAAGGGTATAGTAGTTTTTTTACTTACAGCGGTTAATGTCCCCAATTCAATCCATAACAAAAACAAGTCCCTGTAAAACCAATCTTCCTGTTCCAACTGTTCATACACCCACGCTAATGGGGGGTAGTCCTCTTTGTACTCATCGGGAATATCTAACAGGGTATCTTCAAAAGTTTCACTTGTTAGGTAAGGTCTTTTTATCCTGTAGAAATAGGGTGAGGTTTTTGAAAAGAACTGGTTTTTAACCACTCTAACGAAGTAATACATCTTCTCCTTATCCTTTAGACCATCCATCTTCTGTTCGTGTCTTAAAATGTCTTCTAAGATGAAATGGAAAAAATCGTCTAATTGGTTGGTGTCTTTAATAATTTTCCTGGTTGTAGTGTATAACAAATCGTAGTTCATTTCAATCCAGTTTCTTGTCGTAAACATCTTTGGGGGGTGCTGTATATCTACTAAATATCTCCCACTTTTGGAAAAGTAGTGTCAGTAGACACAAAAAAAAAGGGTAAGGAAAAATCCCTACCCCTTTCTTATGAAAAATACGACACTTCAACTTTCTTTTTTTACTTCAGGTTGTTTGGTGAACTTACTTTGAACATCCTTGAACCTGTCAATCACAAGTTCCTCCAATTCACTCTTGGGTGCGCTTTTCATCCAATAGTCAATAGCGGTGTTGATAACATAACGCTCCCACTTTGAAATGTAGGTGGTTCTAACTGGTGCCTTAGCCTTTACAACTTGGTTGGTAAGGGTTGGGGTCTTTGTCTTTGTTGTGGTTTTCATATCTGTTGTTTTTAAGATGGTGATACAAATGTAAAAAGGGGACTTGACATATACAAGCCCCCATCAAAAAAATATTATAGTTTTTCTAAATAGGGTTTAAGAGCCTGTGGTAGTTCATATTCCCACATCAGTGCTTGGATGGTAGGGAATTTTCTTACAGGGATTGGGGATTGACGGTCAGTCCAAACAAACATACCATCTTTCTTATACACCCGATGGATACCTATACCCATCTTGTACCAATCCAATACTATTGAAAGTGATGTTGTTGAACCATCAGTTTGGTTTTCAGTGATAGAAACCACCTTTGGTTCTATCCATTTAATTTTCACTGTTGTCATATCTGTGTTTTTAAGATTGTGATACAAAGTTACTAAATTATTCTTCTTCCTGTTCTTCTGTGTTTCTTGGGAATACAAAAACATCAACCTCGTCAACATTTTTGTACTCATCATAGTATAAGTCACATCCCATCCAGTTTTCAAGGTCTTCTTTATCAACCTGTGCGTTTCTAAACGCTCCTGCTTGAATAAGAATATCCCCAAGTTCATCTATAGGTAACTGTGATAACCATCGTATAATATCTGTCTTTTCCATTTCTATGTTTGTCTTAAGGGTTAGAAAGGTAAGTCACCATCAACATCAAGAGCGTTGAAAGTTTGATGTGATGGGTGTTTGGGGTTACAGGTAATCCAATCGTAGTAAGAGTTGGTCTCT